CGCGTGGTAAAATCACTTTTCAAATTATGAACAAACAATTGTATTCAACCCCATTCGGTCGCCTTGTCAAAATTAACTTCAAGACGCTAACGAACTTCAAGACAGCGTTACGAATCAGCGATCCGACGGCACGTCTTTACGTCGCACACCCAGAGCGAATGAGAATCAAAGACTTTAACAACATTTGCTTACACACAGGTCTTTCACGCGAGGACGTATTCTCAACATTCACACCAACCAAACACATAAACGAAGAAAATGACTAACGAACAAATAAGACAGGAAGTTGCGGAGATGATTCCGTTGAGACATATGGAACGCTTCGAACTATTGTGGACGATGATAATTCCCAAGTACGAAAGATTGACAGCCGACCAAATTAAACAACAGCAAGAAATGGAAAACGAACGAGATATGTTCTGGAGCGCACTCGAAGACGTTACTTGTTCCGTGTTGGGTGTTCCTTCACAAGCTCTTTATTCACCAACGAGAAAGCGCGAGATAGTAACCGCACGACAAATTATATTCTTTCTCGTTCGTCCTTGCTATTTGCTTTCACTTAAGAACGTTGGCGACCGCTACAAGAAAGACCACGCGACAATCCTGCACGGAATCAACCAAGCGTCTGCACAGGTTGAGTGGGATAAGTTCTACCGAGCAAACGTTGAACGCATTTGTTTTTTACTTGCCGAGATAGGTTATGCTAAACCAATGGTTTTTTTTAGTAAGTTTGTCGAACATATCGAATACAAGAAAGAATTAGCACTTAAAAAGAAATCTAAAATCAAATAAAATCAAACAACTATGAAAAGCGACTTAACATTTTGTCCAAACTGCGACAAAGAACTTTTAGGAGAACGCGTTGACTTCGTCTTGCAGGATCAAGAATTTGAAGACTGGGATTCAGCCTATGAGTTCATAGACGACGAAGGAGAAATAGTTTTATGCGACGACTGCCACGAATGGGACTACGCAGACGACGACGCAAAAGGGGAGGGTTGGGACTAACTAAAAAATAAAACAATGATAGAAACAATAGCTTATGATTTATTAGGTGTCCTTATGGGCATAGTCTTATTCTTTGTATTAGAAGTTGCTGTATGGATTCCTAAAGAGAAGATGAAAGGTAATGCAGGTAGAGGTAAATGTAAATGTTGTAATAACTAAAATTTAAATAAATATGGTAGATATAAAAGAAATTAAAATTGTTTTAGATTGGGCTAAGTCAAATGTGGATAAAAGTATTGGTAGTAAAGTATCTAATCCCAACCAATACTTAGAAGCTACGCAAACCTATGACAAGGTTAAAGTCAAATATGATGAGGTTTGTAAAGAGTGGATTTTTAAAAACCTATAAAACTAAATACTATGGAAAAGAAAATAATCAGCTACTCTCTTGAGCATTTACAAGACAGTAAATTTCAATTAGAAATATTAACAAACGATGGAGTTACATTGTTTCAAGGAGACATTACGGACTGTCAAAAACACATCAATTATTTTATTTACGATAATCCAAATGCTAAATTCGGTAGTGAACCAAATGAAGTTTTAAATTTAAACAATATGGAACACAAACAAACTGCGGTTGACTGGTTGGAACAAGCGTATTGGGATAACAAGGGAACTCTTTCACAAAAACATTTTGAACAAGCCAAGCAAATGGAGAAGGAGCAGATTACGGATTCTTACATTGAAGATCATAGCATATATGGTGAGTCTACAAATGCAGAACAATACTACAACGAAACTTACGGAGAAACTAAAAACTAAATAACTATGGAAAGAAGACAAGGAATGAATGTAGAAGCATTAGGACAAATAGTATTTGTTATACTCACAATTTGGGGAATAGCCTACGGAGTGTCTTGGCTAATTGAATTAATAATAAACTAAATAACTATGGAAAATAAACAAACTGCGGTTGAATGGTATGCAAATGCCTCACATGAATTAATTGTAAAAAAGACCAAAGGTGAAATCAATCACGTTGAGTTGCTCACTATGCATCATAACTTAATTCAACAAGCCAAACAAATGGAGAAGGAGCAGATAGAAGATGCTTGGTTGAATGGGATGAAATCAGAGATGATTGCACCATTTGGAATCAACAGATATAGACCCGAGGCTAATGAATACTACAACGAAACATTTGGAGGTACACAATGCTAATACTACAACTTAAAAAGAGAATTGACATTCTCGAAGCGCAGGTTCATCAACTACTCAACGCGCAACCTGCTCAACTTCCAGCACCTGTAAAAGAAAAGAAGGCAGCGTTCGTTAAACCTACCGTTGTCGAGATATACGACTACGCTTGCGAGAAATTAAGCAACGACGACGCGCTTGTATTTACCGAGAAATTTCATGCACATTACGAAGCAAACGGTTGGAAGGTGGGAAGGAATCAGATGAAGGACTGGAAGGCGGCGGTGCGGACGTGGGACTTAAGTAAATTTGCAACAACAAACCAAACTCAAACTAAAATCAAAAATGGAAAATTCGACTCCGATGCTGCGCAACGCATCTACAACGACGCTCACAACTACACAAAGGATTGACAAAGCCGAACGCGAAAGCGCGTTTGTAGCCGACTACGACCTTCCAACGTTTGTCAAGTTATGCTCAAAGGTTTGCGCTATGTACGGAATAGCGTTACCAGAGGCGCAACTGTTGCAGATGTTGCACGAGTTCATTGTTAAGCACTTTCGTTGGGTTACATTCGAACACTTCAACCTTGCGTTTGAAATGAACGCGGCGAACGAACTATCCAAAAAATGCGAACACTTCGGTGCTTTGAGCGTGTCTTTCATTGGTGACGTGTTGACGGCTTACAAACCACACCGCGACAAAGCGAACCTACAAATACAAAGAGAGATTGCAGAAGCAATAGAAGAAAAGGCAGAACAAATAAAGGAGAATGAAATGGCGGTAAACGACGACAGCTGGAGACGAATGTTGGACGAAGACGTGCAGAGCTTCAAACAAGGCAAAATGACAACGTTAGAATTGCGAGGTGTGTCAATGATGCGGTGGTTGGAAGAAAGTAAACGTATCACTCTTGAAACGTTCACAGAAGAAGAATACAATCTTTGCAAAGCGAAGGCACGAAAGACAGTCTTCAACGAACAGCAACTTTCGAAGGGAATGGTTGAGCGAATGAGTGACAGAAAGCGTCAACTACTCAAAGAATCGATTCAGTTTGAAGGGTTGCGAGAGTTGTATAAATTATATCTAAGTAAGCAATGAGTCAGTTTACATTTAACGAACAAGGTGTTTGCGAGAACCCAATTCTTTACACCTACAAATGTATAAAGGGTTATGAAGCGAAGGTCAATGTAGCCGTTGTTCAGAACGGAAATTGGAGTTATTCAATTAGTTTCAAAGGACAGGATCAAGGTTGGTCGCAGCCTTTGATTTACCACGCTGAACATTGTGTTTACGAAACTAAAAGCGAAGCCTTCAACGCTGGTCTTGAATTGCTATTGCACCAAGTAAAGCAAAACAATGACGCGAAGAAATACGACCGCATTGTTCAGATTCTTCAAGACGAACTTTGTCCTGTGGTTGAAAATCAACTAACATTATTTTAATGCAACCATATAAACCCGAATACCTGCCGCGTCAGATTGAAGCGTTGAACTATTTGAATACCGATAGTATCGTTGAACAATTACTTTACGGTGGCGCGGCAGGGGGTGGAAAGACGAAGTTCGGTTGTATGTGGCAGATACAGCGACGTTTGAAGTACGCTGGAACGCGTTCGCTTATTGGACGAAGCAAATTAGACACGTTGAAAAAGACAACGTTAAACACGTTCTTTGAAACAGCGCAAGACTTTGGATTGGTTGCTGACAAACACTACACATACAACGGACAAACGAACGTGATTAAGTTCTTCAATGGAAGTGAAATAGTATTGAAAGACTTATTTGCTTATCCTTCAAATCCGAACTTCGATTCACTTGGATCGTTGGAAATTACCGATTATTTTATAGACGAGGTAGCAGAGGTAACAGAGAAAGCCGTGAACATCGTTCACTCTCGTTGTCGCTATAAGTTGAACGAGTTTGGTCTTATTCCAAAAGGCTTCTTATCGTGCAATCCGTCGAAGGGGTGGTTGTATAATGAGTTCTACATGAAGAACAACCGCAACGAACTACCTTCACACCGCGCATTTGTGCAAGCATTACCACAAGACAATCCGTTCTTACCGGTAGCTTACATTGAATCGTTGCGTCGCCTTCCAGAGTACGACCGCAAACGTCTTCTCGAAGGAAATTGGGAGTTCGATGACGACAGCGACAAGCTATTCAACACGGAGAATCTTCTTCGAATGTTTAGAAACGAAGTAATCAATGAAGGAAAGAAATATATCACAGCCGATATTGCGCGTTTTGGTAAGGATAGAACAATTATTTGCGTTTGGGAAGGACTAACTATAATCGATATAATTGAGTTGAATAGAGCAGCGTTGGACGAAGTCGTGAACAAGATTCGCTTAACCTGTCAACAGCATTCAATTTTATTGCAAGACGTAGTGTGCGACGAAGACGGAGTAGGTGGTGGTGTGGTTGATTTCTTAAAATGTCGAGGGTTCGTCAACGGATCTAAACCAAAACACCCACAATACCAAAACTTGAAAAGCGAATGTTACTACAAACTCGCGCAATACGTTGAGGAAAACAAGGTCACTATCTTATCCAGTACGCGCAAAGAACAAATCGTGCGTGAACTGGAGATGATTAAACGACACCGCGCAGACGTTGACGGAAAGTTGCAAGTAACACCAAAAGACGTTATCAAGAACCGCGAAGGTATTTCTCCAGACGTTGCCGACGCAATAATGATGAGAATGTATTTCGAACTTAATCCTTCTTACGGACAATATGTTGTCGGTTAGCATAGGTTGACTATATTAGCACAATGAAAAACACACCACTATACGAGTCTTTGAAAATGACTTACGAGCGCGAACGCGAAATTGTTAATTCTCTCGCAACCTACTTTCAACAAGGTAAGATTCTTGGAGATATTCTACTTGAACTTTCGCAACGGAAAGACTTAAATGCGAAAGAGAAAATTTATCTCGCGCTTATGATTGGTTCAATGATGTCTAAACCGAATCAAGATGGCGCAGAGTAAAACTAAAAAAGGAATATGTGTGTACTTGCACAAAGACCTGTGGAACGAGATAGACGAAAAGAGAGGTGAAAATAGTCGCAACACTTTCTTAAGTGAAGCAATACAGTTCTCAATGAAGTTTTACGTTCCAGAAGTTAAAGTAAAACACTCAGAACAAACGTCGACAAAATAGCGACGGATGACGTTACGACTAAAGCGCGGTTTCTGCGCTTTTTTTGTTTGTCTAACTTTTTGTTTTCAGACGTTAGGTTGTTAATTTCACCCTGTAACACATCGGTCTTTTGTTCATAAGCCTCAACCGTTTCTTGTAAGTTGTTTATCTTTCTTTCCTCAATGTTCAATTGTTCCTTCAATTTGTTAATGACGAGCGAATCAGCGGCAATAACACTATCACAGGAGTTCACCAAAGTGATAACATCAACGCGATTAATAGTATCTCGAACAATAACAATATCACGAGTTCTTTGATAGGTGGTTTTGGCTGAAGATTGAGTGGTTTCATAGTATGCAAGTTGTTCTTTTAGTTCAAGTGTTTCTTCGAGAAGCATCTGGTATTCACCTGCGTTGTAGTTTATGACGCTATCTTGCTTTTGTACGTTTTCTTGTACGTTCTTTTTATGCGTACAACCAAACCAATAATAACAAACAACCGTCCAAATAGCAGTTGTCCCAACGAGCAACAAAACAATTGCGAGTATATTCTTTCTCATAGTATTTGCCCTTCGTGTATTCTTAAATTCTTGACGCTGAATTGTCCATTCGTTCCTTTCTCAACGATCGCGAAGCCGTGATTGTACTTCGAGTAAGGGTTGTAGTCGGGAGATAATTCAGATAAGCACCCAACACCCCAACAAGTAATAAACTTACCGTTAGCGTCGCGCTCATTGTGTTCCGCTGTTTGGTGGTGGTGTCCGCACAAAGAAGAAACTTTTGTCTTCAAGAACAACCCACGCGCCACGTTAACTGACGGAAGGAACTGCTTCCCGAACTCATGCCCGTGAAAGATAGAAAGTTTACCGATGTTTAGTTTGCTCTTTCCGTCAATCCAAGTGATATTGTGTTTATCTAAATGACACAAAGAAGAAAAGTCGAAAGCGTCAATGTCGAATAGTTCGGGCGCTTTAATTCGCATATATCTCCAGTACCTTTCCTCGTGGTTTCCTTCCTTGTAGTAGATGTGTGCGTTAGGAAACTGACCTCGTAACGTATCTACAAACTGACGCATCGCGTATAGTTCGTCTTTGAATTTTCTTTTGCGTGGATCTTTGACGAAGTCTGAAATCATATGACAATCGAGAGCATCGCCGTTTAAAATTACCGCGTCGCACCCTTGACGAATACCTTCGTTAATTGCAACGCTTAAAGCGTCGTTGTCTTGGTAAGGAATGTGAATGTCTGACAGGATTAAAAACTTCGTTCCCTTCAATTCAACGTGTCTGCGCTTTTTTGCGTACGACTTTGGTAGCGCGAATGGGTTCAATGGTCGTGGCTTTGCGTCGTAAAGAGATTTGTCAGCAGTATTCTTTCTGTCTTGTTTCCCTTTTTGACCACGAATAATTCGAATGAATGTTCTCGCGTGTTCTTCGTCTTTGTATACCTCTGGATATTCAGCGAATAGTTTCTTCGCGAGAGTTAGCGAAGGTGTTTCTTTGAACTTTGAACATACTTCTTCAGCTATTGTCCTCGCTGCTGTTTTCGGTGCTGCCATTCTTTTGTTGTTTTGAAAACTTTTCAATCACAGTACCACCAAACAAACTACCTGCTAAAATTGCCAACGTGTCGAACATTTCGATAGGGCATTGATAGATAGTGAAGGTGGCTATGTAACAAATTATTATTAGGTTTGTTACAACAAATATAGATATAAATCTCTTTGAAGAAACTTTAGTTGAATTGCTTAACAATTGCTTCAACCATTCCTTCAACTTTTCTTTCATAAAAATTTCAATATGAACTGAACGATTAAGCCACCAACAATACCAGCTGCGGTTGCGATACCACCCAAACGAGCGACCTGCAATCGTTGGTTATTTATGTACTTGTCGTGCTTCTGAACCTTGCTTACAAGACCTTCAATCTTCATTTCATCGTCGCCAATTAAGACGTGATAGATGCGGTCAATCTTCTTATTCAACTCTTGGAGTTCCTCGTGTATCAATGCTATTTCTTTTTCGGTGTTCATTTGAAGTAAAGTTGTATTTCTGCTTCACGTCTATTTACTAAACCCTTCAACACAACACCACCGCCCTTATTCCACATACGGAATGAATCGGCAATGGTTGGGTCGTTAGGGTTCACATTTAATTTTCTTAATACTGACGACTTTTTAAAACCACCCACACCAATGTTATAAGCAAGTGAAACACACGCGCTAAATTGATTCTCGTTGAGTGTTTGCGTTATTAAGGCACGAACAGAAACAGCAAATTTGTCTACAACGTTTTTCGCTAATTGCTCCGCTCTCGCTTGTGTTATTACGTCGCCTTGCTTCACCT